AGGAAGATGTCACCTGTTTTCATTAATTGTTCTTCTTATTATTTGTACTAGCTCAAACCTGATCTGACAGTTACCCATTTTTTATTGTGCCTGTCAGGTTAAATTTGAGCTAAATTCTTCTCAGCCCAAATCCGTTTTCCATCAAGTAAAGTTTCAAGTGGTGTACGACCACAGCACATTTTTCCTTGATGAGTCCGTTCAGTATTATAGAATTTCAGCCAATCGTCTAGATCAACTTGTAATTCTTCCAATGAGCTATAAAGCTTCTTCCTAAACGTAATTTGATAGAACTCCTGCAAAATCGTCTTATGGAAACGCTCACAGATACCATTTGTTTGCGGCGAAGCTGCTTTTGTCTTCGTGTGATCAATATCATTAACTGCCAGATACAACTCATAGTCATGTTGTTCTACCTTACCGCAATACTCAGTACCTCTGTCTGTGAGGATGCGAAGCATTGGTAAGTCCTGAGATTGATAGAATGGCAACACACGATCATTGAGTAAATCAGCCGCTGTAATCGGTGTTTTTGTTGTATAGAGCTTGCAATGAACGACCTTGCTATAAGTGTCGATGAATGTTTGTTGATAGATTCGTCCAACACCTTTGAGATTCCCGACATAAAAGGTGTCTTGCGCGCCTAAATAGCCTGGATGAGCTGTTTCGATTTCACCACAAGCAACGTCATCCTCATGCTTACGTTCAAGTGCCGCAATCTGCTGATCATTTAATTCAATACCATCCTGTGCCACTTTAGCCTCAAGTGCTTTTAAACGTTTCTTAAAGTTTTCTAAATCATGACGAAGCCATATAGAGCGAACCCCACTCCCTGAAACGAATACACCCTTCTTGCGTAATTCATTACTAGTACGGTGCTGACCATATGCGGGATATTGAATTGCGAAATCAATAACAGCCTGTTCAGTAGCATCATCTACACGGTTTTTTAAATTTGGTACTCGACGGGACTTATTAATCAGTGCGTCAATATCACCAGACTTCACTAATTCCTGATAGCGATAAAATGTATCTCTTGAAACACCCATCACTTTGCATGCTCTGGATACATTCTGAAGCTCTTCAGCTAAATTAAGCAGACCTACTTTGTGTTTAATGATTTGATTGTTAGTATGCAACATAAGAAAGTTACCTTTGTTTGATTAAGATTTCGACACCTTTATCAAAACGGGTAACTTTCTCTTTTTCAAGAAGAATGTACGATCAAGTCTGAACTAATACATATTATTTGACTATAACTTTTAATGTACTTGCTGTAGTAGTAATTGCTGTTCCTGTGGGGTTGTAGAAGTAGACAGTAACTATGTCAGGATTCTCTACGTTTGCCCATATTTGACCACCTTGTAGTGGACTTAAATATTTCAAAATTACCTTATCACCAATGCTTGCACCTACTACAGAAACAGTTGTACTGCTAGTTGTATTAGGTCCTGCTGTAAAGCTTGTAGATTGTGAAGAATATTTCAAATTCCAACGTGACACATATACTTCTGATCCGATACTAGCAGTTGTCGTTAAAGCATTTTTAAGCTGTATGTTTGTACCTGTAATACTAGCAATTTTTGTCCATTGGATGTCCCCTGTACTTAGTTCGATACCAATCACATCATTTACTACTAGTCCTGTTACATCTTCTAGGCTGACTAATTGATTAGACTCTGCTGATTTCAAAGTAGTCTCTTTATAGAAGATACAAGTGTTTAACTCATTAATCTCTTTATCTAAGACTGTTAAACCTACCTTACCTTTATACTTTGTCACTTCTCCATTCACAGTATAAGTTTGGGCTGTACTTGGAATGTAATTATCACCATTACAAGAACTTGCGCCCATAGGGCGATAAAGATAAGCTGCTGCTGATTTAAGTTTTACGGAGGAAGATGTATATAAAGCTACTCTAATATACTTAACAACATCCGTTTCAATTGCAAAACCTGTTCTTAGATTAGCTGCTGTAATACCTGTAGTTTGTCCTACCGTACCATTTCCACTATTTGTCCCACCTACCATTGATAAGTTCCAATCATTATTAGTTATTGGATGCTTATTGGCATCATAGATCTGAACAGACATGCGGAAAGGGACATCATTACCATCTATAGTTTCAGCTTGATAATTTACTACGCAGTTTTTGTCTACTTGGATTAAGTCGGATACTCCAATGTAACTCCAAGCAGGGAATGACATTCCATAAGGTTGAATTGTTATTGAAGGTTTATGGAGGTTGTTATGAGCTAAGGCGATGTACTGATCAGCTACTTTAGTTTCTAAAGCAGATCCGTATATAGGTGTATTTTCTGAATAGGACCATAACTTTATTTGCTCATAAGTATGAGTTTTATCCGTTGAAACGGTATTTCCTCTTCCCAGATCAGTACCTTTTCGTGAAGAACTGAAATAGACCTTAACGAGCCTGTACCTACCCATGATCCGACAACATGATTACAGAATGTGCTTTCGCCAAAATTGATACATCCAGGACTAACCCCTTCAAAACGCTGATTCGTAAATCTGTTTTCCCAGGCTCTTTCCATATAAATATCTGCTGCTGTACCTTCTATACAGTTACGATCAAAATGGTTATGGTTGTGAGAGTAGCCCTTACCAACAATACGGACTTTAACTAAACGACCACCTTTAATCTTGTTTTCATTAATCCAACCATTTGCTACACCGCTATCAGTAATTTCAAAGAGACGTACAATGCCTGTTAGTTGGATCTGATTGTATGCCACTGAATTACGAATTGAAGTCGCTGCATCTGCATAGAGTTGAATGTAGTTACAAGAGCCTATTCTAATTTCAGCCTGTTTTGCTCCAAAGATACGGAACATCGGTACGGTAGGCGTTACACTTGTTCCATCTGTGATACTCATAAAACGAATTGTAGCATTAGCTCCTGAGATAGCTGTACCGCCCCATGTAATCGTTTTCCCTGCTGTCAAATTGATGTTGCTATCAAACTCAATAAAATTCACACCTGTAAAATCAATATCATCATTGATATAAACGGTTTTTCTAGGTGTACATCTAATCCCCTTACCTTCTACTTTTGCAACTTCGATTAGTTCTTTAATTTGATGAGTATCAAAGGTCTCTTCATCTAATAAATATGGTGCAATATCAATCCACTGTGCATTAATCTTTTCTTGTTTTTCATTAATCGCATATTGTGTAGTGTTCTTATAAGAAATAAAGCTCGAATCCCATCCTTTATTAATGGAGATTTCCGCTATTTTTTGAATTAAATATTTATAGTAACTATCTAATTGCTGAAGTGATGAGCCTTGTTTATAAATTAGATTTTCTAAAAACGCTTTTTGATCAATAATTTTTCTTTCTATTTGAACATCTTGTCGATCTATATAGACTTTTAAATCATTTATAATTTGTTGAATAATCTGATCTTGAGAATCTATATAATTCTTTTGCTCTAAGTGAAGCTTGTCTGTATAGATTTTTAAAAGTACATCTGCAACACCTAGTTCCTGTATTTTTAACCAAATACGATCAATATCTTTGTTTAAAACTTCAGGTCTGAAGGAGTTGTTATAAGTTGCGTAGTTAGTTGCTCGATCTGCTGCTGTACTTCTT